CTTATTGTTTAGAAAAGAAGACATCAACAACTTATCACTCAAAGGTGCAAACCCTGGCTTTGGTCCTGATGGCTCAAACTCTTACGACATCTTCCAGTTTGCTGGTGGTAATAACTGCAGACACTATTGGAAAGCCGTTAGACAAGTTTATAACCCAAATACAAAGAAATGGGTTAGAGGGGACATCAAAGTTCAAGAAGCAACAACACAAGATACTAAATCTTCAATCGGTATTCTTGGTGGAACTGTTATAGGTGGAAGAGCTATTGGTGAGTCCTTTGCAAAGAGTGATGCACAAAGAATAATCGCAGGCCCTTTGATGGTGCCTGATAAGTTAATATATCGTATTGATGAATACGGAAATGAATACTACGTTTACTTTTCAGATGATACTATTAAGAAGATTGCTTACAAATATCAAATAGAAAAAAGACAAGATACGACAAACTTGGAACACAATAGTAATGTTGTATATAATGATGTAGTCCTCGTTGAAACTTGGCTAGTTGTTGACCCAAATAATGATAAATCAAAAGCCCTTACAGGTAAAGAATACCCAAAAGGAACTTGGTTTGGAATGATGAAGGTAAACAACGACACCATTTGGAACGAGTATGTTTTAACAGGTCTTGTAAAAGGATTTTCAGTAGAAGGTTTCTTTGCAGACAAGTTAATAAATGAAACACGAAAGTAGAGCGATACGCCAAACGCTTGATACTTTTTTGACTTGAAGTTGCGATGGATGGTAAATCAGTATAGGTGATGGGTTCGTTTCATTTTCATTTTTGTATAACCACAAAAGAAGGAACTAAATAATGGAAAACATTAAAGATTTAGTTAAAAAGCATTTCAACTTGGTTGAAGCTGCTGCTGAACAATCCTTCGGTGAAATCAAAACTGCAGATGGTGAACTTACACTCACTTATGAGGGTGAAGAACTCGCACAAGGTCTTGCAGTTTTTGTAGTAACAGCGGATGGTCAAGTCCCAGCACCAGATGGTGAGCACGCCCTTGAAGGTGGCATCACTATCGTAACTGCTGATGGCAAGATTGAAGCTATTACTGAAACAGCACCGGCAGAAGAGGTTGAAGCTGCAGAGCATGAAGATGAAGAAGAAATGCAGCTTCCTGGCGAAGAAATGCCAGAAACTCCAGCAGAAGCAGTTGCCGAAGCAGTAGCCGAAGAGGTTGTTGAAGAGGTTGTTGATGTTGTAGAAGAAGCTATTTCAGAAGAAGTAGTTGCTGCAGTTGTAGAAGCAGTTGCAGAACAAGTTAGTGAAATGATGAAGAAATATGAAGAGAAGATGGCTGAACTTGAAGCCAAGTTCGACTCATTCGCTTCAGCACCTGCTAACGAAAAGACTATCGCTTCAAAGTTTAACAAAAGTGTAGTTAAAGAAAACTACCGAAACGCTGCAGATATTGAGCGTTTGATTGCAAGAAAAAGAAACTAAAAAAGAGGTATAATATGGCATTTGATATTAGCACATTAGATAACTTCAACAACGAAACCGCAGGCGAGTTAGTTGTTAAAGCTATCATGGGGGGTTCTACCATCGAGTTTGCGACTGTAAAAGAAGGCGTAAAATATAAAGAACCGATTAACTTATTTGAGGTTGACTTGGACATCGTTGATGGCCGTGGTTGTGTAACTTCATTGGCAGGCACTGCTTCATTCGCACAACGCGATATCGAAGTTTGCCAGCGTTCATCTCACGACGGTCTATGTCTTCGTGACTTGGATACTAAATACTTGGGTGTAATGCAACCAAATGGTTCTTACAACGAGACATTTACTTTGGTTTCAGAATACTCTGACCAAATCGTAAGAGGTTTCCAAAAAGCAAACGACACATTCTTGTGGACTGCTACAACTGGTGCTGGTGACTGTGTTAATGGTCTTTCAACTATCATCTCTGGTTCAACTACTGGCGTTCAAGTAACTGCTTCAGTTGCTCCTACTTCAGCTAACATCGGTAATCAGATTGACCAAATGTTAGAAGCTTTGTCTGTTGATGTTCAAGACCGTGAAGACTTGACTGCATTTATGTCTATCGCTAACTTCCGCAAGTACATCGTATGGTTGCGCACTCAAAATAACTATCATTTTGACCCGCAATCTGTAACTAATCGTACTAACTTGATGGAAATGATGCACCCTTTCGCTAACGTGAAGATTGTTGGTGTTGTTGGTTTGCAAGGTTCTAACCGTATCGTTATGGGTCCTGCTAAGCACATCGTAGTTGGTACTGATTTGTTGTCTGACTTCTCTTCATTCCAACTTTGGTATGATATTGCATCAGACCAGTTGAAGCACAGAGTTGTAACCAAGTTGGGTGTTAATATCGCTTATCCAGAGTTCTGGGTTAGTAACGACTTGGCCTAAATCATTGTTGAATAAAATAAAAGGAGAAAAGATATGAGTTCATGTGATATTACATCAGGATTTACACTTGGGTGTAGAGACAATACTGGTGGTCTTAAAAACATTTATATCCTCTCCGGTAGTATTAGTTCAACAAGCGGCACAACCGGCTTGCTTTCTGCAGTAAGTGGTTCTGGTACTTTCTATAAGTTTGAGTTGACCCGTCAAACAGGTGATTTCACCGAGACAATCAACTCTAACGTAGAAAACGGAACTATCTTCTATGAACAAGTGGTTAATGCGCCGTTCCATAAAATGCAATCTACAACTCGTAACCAAGTAAGAGTTCTCGCTAAAAATCCTAACATCAAAATGATTGTTGAAACCAACAATGGTTCAGAAGATGGGGTTGGAGTATTCTTCTTATTAGGTCAAACTCGTGGATTGTCTTTGAGTGGTGGAACAGGTCAAACCGGAACATCTTTCGGGGACGCGAACCAATACCTGCTAACATTTACTGGCCAAGAGCCAGAACCAGCGTCTGAACTTTCGGGTTCATCGTTGGCAGGTGTTTTGGCAGGTATTGCTGTTGGTTAATCCAAAAGGTAAAACACCATATAATAAGAGGGGTGGGGATAAAACCTCACCCCTTTTTTAATAAAGAGGTAATGTATGATTTACTTATACGCGTCATCAAGTAACGTAGCTACTGTTCTTCCATCCGGCTCTTATGCTGATGGGAGTGGATTTATTTTAAGATTTGTAGATGATTTCAGCAAAGATGAATACATCGCACAAGGAACTGGTAGTAAATCAGGTAAATGGTTCAATATTCCTGTTGAACTAAGCAGTTCATACATTATCGACACGGATAAGTCCACTCTACCATTAGTAGGTGGGACATATGACGCATATGTATATTCCCTTGCTGACTTTGGAGCACAATGGGATATAGAAGATGTTGATTGGGATTTAGAAGCTATTGCATGGGATGATGCATATGCAGCTTACTCAATCTACAGTACTGAAACAAGAAAATGGAAAGTTATGGGAAGCACTTGGAGTTCAGTTCCAGGCATTCCTACTTCATTAGGCAATAGTATATTGACTACAAGAGCGTTCGTTTCAGAGAGCATAGGAAGGGATATTTACTCCTCTGCTAATGAAAACGCAGCCTTCGTGGTATATCAAGGATGATGAATATGAAAGATAATCTTAAAAAACACCGAATGTCTATCATTCCCAAGTATGGGGATTACATTTACCCATCAACAAATCTATTTGAGGATGATAGAAAAGATGTAGTGTTCTTTGGCCCAGAAAACAAATGGCCACAATATTTGACTGAACTATACCACAAGTCATCAGTTCACTCAACGGCAGTAAACGCAAAACATCAAGCTATCATTGGTGAAGGTTTGACTGCTGAAGATGAAAGCATCCTTGAATATGCAAACAAAGAAGGTGAAAGCTGGAACGACATTTTCAATAAAGTAGCATTGGATAGAGTAATCTATGGTGGATTTGCTTTGGAAGTTATTTGGTCTAACGATAGAACAAGTATCGCTGAAGTATACCACGTTGATTTCTCATACCTTCGTGCTCATAAAATGGATGAAAGAGGAAATGTTCCTGGCTATTACATTTGGAGAGATTGGGCTAAAAGTGGTTTTAGACCAAACACGGAAGACCTACCATACCTTCCAGCATTCTCTCGTAGAGATAGAACATCAGCTTCTCAAATCATTTATTTCAAGCCATACACAACTGGCTATGATTACTACCCTATTCCTGACTATATGGGGTCAATCAAAACTATTGAGTTAGATAGTGAGGTAGACAACTTCCACTTGAATAACTTAAAGAATGGTTTAGCACCATCACTCGCAATCACAACCTTTACTGACGCAAATGAAGAAGAAAGAGATGAGATTGAAAGAATGTTGAGAGCATCTTATTCAGGAACCGATAATGCTGGTTCTTTGATTTACATTGATGTTGCAAACCAAGACCAAAAACCAGACATCACACCTATTCCACAAAATGGTGCAGATGGTTACTATACAACTGTAAACGATATGGTGACTCAAAAGATTTTGACTGGTCACCGCATCACATCACCTATGTTAGTCGGTATTAAAACCGAAGGACAACTTGGTGGAAGACAAGAGTTATTGGATGCATACGCACATTTCCTTATTACCGTAATCCAACCAATGCAATCAGACATTCTCAAAACCTTTGAGAAAATCTTTGATACAAATGGTTTGGATATTACCTTGGGAGTTCAACAAACTAAACTATTCTCTGATGGAGAAGAAGAACTAGAGGTTGTAACATCCGTAGAGGCTGAAGCCGGTGAGGAAGCACAACTTGAAGATAAAATAGAGGAAAAAGTATGACTACGACCTTACTAATCAGCGAAAACAAACTAAAAAACTTTTCAGACCTCAATAATGCTATTGACCCTGATTTGTTAAAGAATGCTATTAGAGAAGCACAAGACATCAACATCCAAAGAATGTTGGGTTATAAACTTTATCAAAAGATTTTAACCGATGTTGCTGCAGGAACTATTAGTGGTGTATACAAAACCCTTTTGGATACTTACATCCAAGATGCTCTCCTCTATTGGGCATACCACGAGGCACTTGAAGCCATTTGGTTGAGACCAAGAAATAATGGTCTTCTCGTTCCACAAGGTGGTGATAATGCTATTGCAGCTGATACTCGTTTATACGACAAAAAGAGAGAAAGTGTAAAAAATAAGGCTGAGTTCTTCTCCGAAAGGTTAGTTGGTTATATAATAGATAATGAAGGTCTATTTCCAGAGTTTGGAACTGAACAAGGAAATGAAATGTGGCCTGACCAAACAAACCAATATCGTTCTCCAATCGTTTTTAGGAGAGGTTATAGAGAAGATATGAAGAAACTTGGTATTAAAGTGATTGATAGTAGATACGACTACTTACCACAATAAGAGGATAAGAAATGGGATATAATCTAACAAACGAAAGAATACAAGATACCTACCAACAAATACTCCAGATTAGTGGTTCGGTAATCGTTGATGGAACAGGTAGTGTTGCTGCAGTATCATTCGCATCGGCGTCTTACGCTGCATACGCAGTTACTGCATCATACGCACTGAATGCTGGTGGAGCTGCTACTTGGCCAGTAAGTGGAACTCCAAGTGGATTGGTAAGTTCTTCTGCTCAACTTGCTGATGATATTAGTGGTTCATTCACTTCTACTTCAGCATCTATCGCAAGTGATATTGCTACAAATAAAGCAAACATCTCTACTAATAGTTCTAACATCTCTATACAAACTTCTCGTGTAGATAGTTTGGTATCTGCTACATCCTCTTACGCAGTTAAATCAAGCGACAACTCATTTAGTGGTTTACAAACATTCAACAATGTTGCAATCAACGGAACTGCAAGTATTGCTTACTTACAATCTATCACAGGTTCTGCTAAAGTAATCGGTGATGCATTCATCATCTTAAATGCAGATACACCAACACAAAGATACGCTGGTGTAAAGGTTTACGATAGTGGTTCTTCACCTATCTCAACAGGTTCATTCCAATGGGATAGTGTAAACAACGATTGGTTCTATGAATATGAGAAAGATGCTACTGATTATGCAGTTGCTCTATTTGGACCAGAGTTCGCTACAAAAGGAACTCCTACATACCCAACATCAAATACAATCCAAAAGGGTACAGGTGGTCACCATTTAGCTGATACTAATATTACTGATGATGGAACATCGGTAACTATTTCAAGCCACTTTACGGCATCTATGGATTTGAGAGTTGATGGTCAGATTTACTCTCCAACATTCGCAGGTTCAATCGCATCATCAACATCAAGTATTGACTTTGATAATGGTAACTTCGCTACATTGAACTGCGCATCTTCAACTTTCTTGGCTAACCCATCAAACTTGAAGAGTGGAACTACATATACAATCATCATTACTAATGGTGCTAACATTAGTGGTTATGGAACTGCTTGGTTATTCGCAGGTGGAACTGAACCAACACTTTCAGCAAATACTGATGTATTAACTTGTGTGAGTGATGGAACATCTCTATACGCAACTGCTTTGGCGGATTTCTCATAATATAAAGGTAAGGTAAGAATATGGCAACATACAATCTAACAGGACAAAAAATCAAGAACAC